GCTGCTTCCACCCACACCAGCCCAATTGATTTGACCAACGAGCCGGATGGTTTCCCAGTTGAAGCTGTTGTCGGCAATGATGAGCTGAGCATCAGTGTTGTACACCGTGCAAACCGAGGTGAAGACCCCGGTGATCCACAGTGGGCTCACTGAGTGCCGAAACAGGAGGGCAGACACGGTCCCCGTGTTGTTGACATTGAAGACCACCGTGCCCGTTGATTGAAACGGAAGCACTGCCGTTCGTTCTGTACCCGTTTGCACTGGCAGACGCACTGGCCGTGTGTCCTGCGGCATGACAATAGATGCGGCAATCGTGTCCGCCCCATCCCGGATGGTGGCGAGGCGGTTCCCAACTGCTTGTGGTAAAGGCATTGGACATATGCGTTGAAATTTTGTTATGGGCACGTCGGAATCATTGGGCCGCTTGCCCAAGGCGGTCCTCAGGATCCACAGAATCGACGCGAATGGCTTTGATGATTTCCGGGTCATTGACGATCCAAGCCAACGAAGGTTCCAAATGGTCGTATTTCCAGGTCGGCAACACACCACAATAGCGGAGGCTCCATAACTTTGCCCAGTCCGGGGATCCACCAACATCTGTGCACATTGGTGGCTTCGGAGCTTGCGAAGCGGGGAGCCCGCGTACGAACGGCACCCGCATGTGCCAAGCAATCCAACGCTCGAAGAACTGGAAACCTCGGAAGATTGCTTGATAAGGCCGAAACACAGCACGGACGTAGCCACCTCGTGATCGCAAACCGATAGGGTGTATCGTCCATCCCAACTTGGCGAACATCCGACCTGGTAGGGGAACCATGCACACGCCGCCATCCAAGGCTGGAAACGTGCAACTGATGAAAGTGACCTGTTCAAGATGGGCAAAGCCTGCCCCCTTAGCTGCCACTCCGAATGCCCGTTCAGCCCGTAAAATTTCCTGCACACTGCATCCGTGCGGCAAACAGGCCAATAAATCGTCCCCCATAACGATGACGTGGACCCAGGGTAGACCCAGGGATGACACCGCGCGCACGAACAGTTCCGCGCGCATAAGGCTGTTCCCAGAGCTTGTGTCAGGTGCGCCGCTTTTAACTGTGTCGGAACCTGCATAGGCAACGAAAGAGTGATCCTTGAACAGCACCTTGCCTGTGAACCGGCCCACCCATCGCTTGGCGTGCGCGTATAGAAGGGGATCAAGTCCCGCGTAGACGTCCAGCTTGATCCGAAGATGCTCGGATTGGATGTTGGCGTCCCAGTTGGTGCCGTCACTTTCGTATAGCCATCCGAGGTTCTCCCAGGGGCCGACGACGTTGGCGATCTCGGTGGGTGACATCCCCATAGCGAACCACACCTTCGCCTGAGTACGACCCACAACCACATCCAGGCCAGAACAATCAGCCAAAGCCAAGTGGAACGCTTTGTATTCCCCAGCAAATTCGTAGGCGGTCCTTTCGTTCCAGTGGGCTTGAATGAGGCGGGCTTTTGTGGGGTGCTTGGTGAGGACCTCATGTTTGAGGTGTCCCTTGACCCTGAAATCCACGTCATCCAGGGCAATGGATTCCTCAATTTCAAGTAGGTGCCAGTGTGGTCGCTTCCGGGCCCAGATGGCATCAGAGATGGAGCGGTATGTGCCATACCCATCTTGCAAAAATCGTTCCACGGCCCGCACCCAGCTTGGTGCCGCGATCTGCCCAACTGGATAGAGTGGCCGTGCCAGGTGCCTGCAGACCAGGGCATTGACTGTTGTTCGGACGCATTTACAGGTGCACCAGCACCTCTTAAATGACATTCCGGCCAGCCGCAATCCTCGCCCCTCACCATCGGTAGGAACCACAGCGTTGCCACAATAAAGATCGTCCGAACTGTAAGCAACCATCGCACCAGCCGCCAGGTCCAAATGATCGGGTATGTCCAAACAGTTCCC